GCTAGAGATTGCTTGTTCTAGTGCTGCAATATCTAGTTTGTGATCTGGTCTGACTGTAAACTCACCTGCCATAGAAAGTGGCAGCATGCTAACGTGTAAAGTCTTTACCCTTTCGCTAGTTTCTGGTTTAACCCACCAGAGGTATTCCCTAATTTGCGAGTTAGATTTTATTCGGTATCTCATACCTTTGACAATTTCCATCACATTCCTCTTATGTGTTATACACACTATTTAGCTTTATTTCCAAGTAGATTTTTCTTCTACCGCAAATTGACAACCATGAATAAAATCTCTATCTTCTTCTGAGAGAACAGACCAGTAGAAGCTAAGATTGTCGATCAGCTCAGTCACTACTTCAGGGTCGGCAAGGTGATGATTAGTATTCATCAGTTCTTCGAGCATATCCATCTTGCGCTCGATCTTTTTTCTTAAAGGGTAATCAGACATATTGAAACCATTTTGGCGTTGACCTTTTAGTCCAAGACATCTTGAACCTTTCTTGTTTAGTATGATAGAAAGCACGATACGACTTAACTGCATCTTCAAACATACACTCAGGATTAGCACCCATAGCAAGTTTGAATGGGGTTTGTTTTACGTCAGGAATATTGTTAGGAACTGCCTTGAGAGCATCACGGAGTTTTGTATCGGTAGAGTGGACTTTACCATAACGATAGCGATACTCGTCGCATAAAGCAACAAAGTGTTTGTAATGCCAGTTATAGTTTTCGGCAGACTCCATAGTCCAGACGGTACAGGGGTGACCCATATGCACTGCTTTGTATAGAGAGTTTTCTCTAGCGTCAGACAACTCCCAATACCTACTCATAGTCTTACCTGATTTAGAGGGTCGTCTAGACTCTGCCCCATCTAGCATTCGATGAGCGGTTGAAAGCATTTGCGCTGACTCAAGGATCATCTTGACAACGTGTTTGTCGCATTGCTCTTGGGCAGCAATAATTGGATCATTATTAAGTACAAATATATTCACAGTAACATTCCATAATAAAAAGTAGATGGGGCTATTATACCCCATCTTGAATCAAAAGTAAAGCCTTTTCTAAGCAGCTTCCAAGTCAGTAATATAGGTAGAGATGTACTCATATTTCTCTTTTATCTTGTGGGCTAAATGTTTCTTGCCCTGTTTTTCTAACTTCCACATATAATGCTTCAGTTCTTTTGAGTCTTTTTTCAAGCGTTCTATCTGACTGGGATTTATCATAGGTGTCTCCTCTTAGGTTTAAAGAAACATAATGAAGAAAAGAACAAATACTCCTATGGTTGAGTGGAGAAGCCAACCTTCCCCACGATTGACTTTAATATGAGATTACTTCTTAATTAATCCATCCCATACACTAGAACACAGTTGTTTGGTAATCCCTTTATATTTCTGCGCTAGTTTCTTGTCTTTCATCCAGACAATCAGTTGCGCATCTTTTTCGTGAACGGATTCTAACAACTCGATAAACATCGACTCTCGCTTTACCGCAGGCATTTTCTCTCCTGGTCCACCAGTTACAAAATATCTCAAGGTCTTTGACTTTTCTAACAAAGACGCTTTTGGCTCTGGGTTGGGGGTGTATGGAGGTTGACCTTTCGGTAACAGAGTGAATTTGATACTATCGTCATAAGATCCCTTGACGATATCTCTAAGTGCTAGGCAGTTATAGTCTAGCAGAATTTCTTTTTTCTCATCTCTTGTTTTAGCTTTTGCAGCTTCATCAAAGATTTCATATAAATGTTTTGGCATTATTAGTGGAACTCCTCTACACACTCGATTAACATATTACAACGATTCTTAATAAGATAATTCAATACTTTCATCTTGGGTGCAGGCTTTGATTCGTTATAGTTATTTATAATATTTTGTTTTAGCACTTCAGGCATTTCGGCTAAATCAATCATTTGTCGATTACGGCAGAAGTTACGGTATGTCTCGGTATCCATAATCTGCTCAAGGTCATCAGTATTATGTAGCCATGCTTCTAACTTCTTTTTCGTAATCGGAGATTGTCGTAGACCATCAACCAAAGCATTATCGGGGGATAATACATTAGGGACACCATCGCTAGAATCGCCACGCATGATATGCTCAAGCAAATATGATCGTGGGTTATTCTCTTTGATTAATGCTTTCTTGTATGGAGAATACTGAGCCACGTTATCAAACTTGTGTAACTGTATAAAGTCTTTATCTGCAGATACAATCATAACTGGCTCGTGCTGACCAAACTCCTGAGAGTTATAAGATAACGCACCGATAATATCATCGGCTTCAGCACCTCTAACCTTTAGCACTTTATAAGGGAAGTTATTAGTCAAGTCTTCTGACAGTTGATTAATAGTACCAAAGATTAGATCCCAGTTGCGGTCATCTTTATCACGGGACTTCTTACGATTTGCCTTATACTCAGGGAAAACGTCTTTACGCCAAGAACCACCCTCGCATGCGATAACCATTTGACCATATTCCTTACGGAACATTTTGTTATACATGCGGATGGTATTCAAAATGGTATGACGTATCAGACTCTCGTCTTCATCTGCCTTGTGGGCAAATATAGAATTTACCGCTACGCCATTATAATCTAGAATAATCATCCTTCATCCTCGACAAGTCGACCATAACTAATAGTGAAGAAAGGAATAAGGATAACTGTACCCTCAAACTGCATTGGGGTATGCGTTTCGGTATTCAGGTTATATGTCCAAACCAACTTACTATCAACAAATTCGATATCTAAACCCAGACCGTTACGCAGTTCGAAACTGAATATCCGACCAAATATTATTTTATTAATCATGACCAATCTACCTCACCATGTTCATCACATTCATTAATTGAAAGAGCGCAGTGGATCTGCTGATGACAGCCTTTGTGTTCCCAACCATCGCTTTCTATACCACAATCAAACTCTTCAGCGTACAGGTCTTCAAGTTTTTCTAGGAGATCCTCTTTTTCTTCTTCGGTCATATCTCCACGCACAACCTGTAGATTCCAATCAGTAGAGCAACCATCCCACATTTCAAGCATATCTGCGTGATAGTCGTCCATTTCAAACCATTCTTCTTCGGGATCTGGCAACCAAAGTTCTTCTAGCTTGGCATCTTCCCCATAGAACTCATAGAAGTCTTCAAGAGAATCTATATCTCTATCCTGTAACTCCTCTAAGATTTCATCATCGGTTTCAGGGTAACGAACTATAAACGATCCGCTACGATACAACTCTTCTTTTGTTAACCAACAAACAGTGCCGTCTTCGAACTCTTTCTTCCAAGTCGACAGGTCGGTCACGCACTTTTTGAACTGGGGTTCAATCAAATAATATTTCATTACAAACAGTCTCCACGTGTTTAATAGTAACTATTATACTACACTTTATTACAAAAGTAAAGGGTTATTTTGAGAAATATTTCTCTAGGTATTCAAGGTGATCCCGAAGACTTAACTTCTCTTTCTTGGCTTGGGATACTATTTGGTCAGAAGCACGATCGGCTTCTAATTGTTCAACTATTGACTTTTGATCTTCATACTTATTCTTTATGTATTTCAGATAGCTGTTGCTTGGTGCTTGCATATTGTAGTCCTCTTAAATGGGCTCTGCGCACTTTAGCGGATATCCAATCATTATAATAATCGTCTCTGAGTAAGACATCACGCTCGAATTGATACTTCGCTTCGTAGTAAGTGCATTCGGCTTTGGTTTTACATAATACTAGTATGGTTCTTTCGAATCTATCAGTACCACGAGTAGATACTTGTTCCTTCAATACCTCGCTAGAACCATAATAATCTTTCCAGTCTGATTCAACTTTTAATCGCTTTCTTCTCTTACGAGTCTTAGTAATAGGGAGAGTTTTTGCTCTCCAGAAGAACTTCTTACCAATATACTTCTTGCCATTATCGAGATCTAGTATCTCATAAACAAACCCATATATTACTTTAGGGTCGAGTTCTTCTGGCTCGTAAGGTTTACCATCATATAACCACATAACAATACTCTAATTAGTTTCTTTAGAGTATTTATTCCTACCAAGAATCGTCATATTCTGGGGTTTCAAAGTCTAACTCGGCAAACCTCTTGTGGTCTGTACCACAGAAAGGGCAATATCTTGGCTCTAGTTCGGATCCGTCAAATAACTCATTATGCTCCACCTCGTACTCAGCATCACAGCAGGCACAAGTGATCATAAAGACATCCCTTCAAGATTTTTCATTTCTAAGTGCTTTTTTAATTCAGCAAAACCGCCAATAATTTTATCATCTTCTAAAACTAATGGCATAGTTCTAACATGAGGATATAGGGCAATGAAATCTTCTATACGAATATCTACATTCAATTCGTAAGGGGTGTATGGTATTTTTTTAGTCTCAAACAGTGTCTTTGCATGAACGCAAAGTGGACATTTCGCTTGGGTGTAGATCGTATACATTATAGAGATAATCCTTGTAGTGTGTCGTTGGATAGGTCTTGCTTAATACCCCCAACAACATATGAGCTGATTTCGGTTTCTTGTGGGGCAACTTGTACGTTACCGCCCCCAATCCATTTCTCTGTCCATGGGAGTGGGTTTGCTTGAGGAACGTGATAGTTTGAGTGAATGCCAAGAGACTTCATTCTCTTTGTCGCAATCCATTCAACATAATCATTTAACAGGTTAGAGTTTAATCCTATCATTGAACCATCTTTGAATAGGTATTCTGCCCATTGCTTTTCTTGATTTACTGCTTCTTCAAACATAGCAACTACATCTGCTTCGCATTCTTCTTTAATCTTAACAAAGTCCGCATCATCTTTAGGTAGTAACCTTAGTAGCGATTGAGATGCAGCAAGGTGCGTATTCTCATCACGTGCAATAAACTTAATAATCTTAGCATTGCCTTCCATCTTCTTTAACTCAGCGAATGCCCATGAACAAGCAAAAGAAACATAGAAGCGAACACCCTCAAGCACATTAATAGAGTTTAGTACCATCCATAGTTTCTTCTTTAGATCGTACATATTGATGTCGACTTTCTTACGATTGACTGTGTGTTTCCCTTCCCCTAGTAATTGATACCATCGAGAATACTCGATAAAGTCGTCATAGTATTTGGAGATTCCTTCGGCACAATCAGCAATCTCATTAATATCTAGCATCTCGTCAAATACCTTAGAAGGATCTGAATAGATGTTACGAATAATATGCGTATAAGATCGTGAATGGATAGTTTCCATAAACGTCCAAGTCATTACTAGTGGTTCAATCTCAGGGATAGAGGCAACAGGCATTAACGTCTCTGCTGGACCACGACCCTGTACTGAATCTAGTAAAATTTGTCTTTTAAGGTTAGAAGTAAAGATATGCTTTTCGTGGTCGGTTAGTTTTGAAAAGTCTATC